ATTGGGAATGGTGTTCCTGAAAAATCACTAAACTTAGTGCAGCAATTTGAATTGAAAACAATTGGGTCAATAATGTTTTCACGGGGACAGTCAAGATTTTTAAAACTAAAAGTAACTACACTATCTTCACTACAACTAGTTGTTTCGTAATTTATTTTGATATTATTATGTGGACAAACAGGAATAACCTGAGTATCATTTTTCCCAAAATTGTAAGTATTAAATCCTACTTCTACTGTTATATCTGCATCGAAATCACCACCAACAGTTGCACTTGTAATCTCTAAGTTGACGCAGCAATCAAGGCTACTCATAGATATTGTCCTAGACAAAACAATCCTATCCCAAGTGCATCCATCCCAAGGATCTACTTCTAATCCGCAGCATTCAGCAGGAGGAGGACCATCCGGCACATTTGGATTCAGCCATTGCTTCATTGCTTGCTTGGTGCAGCATCCACTACCTGATGCAAAAGATTGCCTGATAGATTCTATTTGATTCTTGTTGATGTTCATTTGTAGTCCTGCCAAAAGAATTTATCCATTACCGCCAATGTGAAGTGTGCTATCGCAGTAGCCGGGAAAAACATAAACCATTTAAGGTCTAACCAAAGGAATCCAAAGCCAAACATAATCATCGTCACCCAAATGTTTTGGCAGTAGGCACACAAGCCAAGAGGATTGGCAAGAGTATGCAGGATATGCTTCGGATTATCACGGAGGCTTTCAACCCACCGATAATAACGGAAAAATATATGTCCTTCTGCGTAAGTAAACTGTAGGAAGAAGGACAAGAAGGCTCCTACTGCACCCAGGAATGTAGTGTAGAGAATCTGTTGCTTCAAAGGCAAATCACATAATCCTGCGGCAAAGAAGCCAAGCAGGAACGATCCGAAGCAGTAAATAACGATGTACGATTTGTCTTTTGAGGTCATATTAGTCAGGGCAGGTTGGCAATGGGCATCCAACGGGAACTCCACGAACAATGAAGCAGCAAGCACCATCGGTACTTGTAGCGTAGTTTATTCCGCTAGTCTGTAATCCTGCGGACAACTTAATCTTAATCATTGTTTCGCCATTCTCGTTGAAGGTAAACGGCAATGTAATCGGATCGTTATGTCCAAATACGATGGAGTTTTCGTAGTATCCTCCATTAGACCATATTTGAAATACCCAAGTATTTTGTGCAGCACCTCCACCATTATGGGTGTTGATGAATCCGAAATCTATGATTTGACATGGAGCAAAGCATCCAAGGTCTTTAGTGCATCCGCAGTTCATTTTCTTTTGCTTTAATAGTAATTCATTTCAAATACCAAGTCAAAATCAATAGCGACAAATATCAGATTTTTATCGAACTGTTTTGGCTTTGGAGATTCTTCTTTTACCACAGTCATGGAATCTATTACCGATTTTCGTGGAAGAAGTTTAATGTTTTTCATCTGATGGGTATCACCAACAGTAGTGGACGCAATCGAACTGCGAAGGCTATCTTCAAGCACATAGCAATCGGCATTCTGAACCCCAGCAACCAGGCGTAGATTGTAAACCACATTGAACCGCTTGTGATTGCAGGATAGCTTACGGCCATCGAACAATTCATCAATCATAATATTCCCACCTTCCATGTGCCGTACATAAACATAGCTTGACATGGTATCGGTTGTTCCGAGTGCCTTGAACTCATTCTTGCCTTCCTCAATCTGAATCAGAACACGGCCTTCCTCATCAATACGAGCCAAGTAAAAAACATTGCTAATGCCAGCAAAGTGATGGATGCTATCCTTCAGCTTGTCAAGTATGTATTTAATGCCGGGTGTCATGTCAGGAAGAATATATTTTTCTCTAGTTCTAGTATAAACCTGTCTTCGAATTTTTTCAGTTCCTCGTCAGAAGGAGTGAAGATGTCCATCGGTGGCTCTTTCTTTTTCGCTCCTTGTAGTGATTCTTGAAACTTTGCCTTCTTATATTCAGATGCATCTTTTGTGACTAAGTACGCAGTTCTAACTGCTGCCTCTACCACAATAGACTTTTTGAGTTTGCCTTCAAAGTTCAAATCAACATGGTCAACCTGTTTTCCAAAACTGACACGAACAGGTATCCAGTAGTCTTTGTATTTCTTCGAATAAAACCTTCCGTAGTCACCAATCTTACCATCAGCAGCATTCTTACCATCAGTAAAAATCCTTTCCTTGTAGGTGGTTTCAGTAGTCTGAATGCTCTGACCCTGCCATGCCTCGGCCATATAAGCCCCTAGCTTATTCTTGAACTTGTTCCTGTCTAAAAACAGTTCGTAGATTATTTTGCCAGGAGTGACGGTCATTTCTTTAGTGAATTTACAACGTATCCAACTGCAAACAATCCAATAACAGATATAATAGCCAACATGATATGCTTATACCATTTCTTGTCTACCGATTCTACCAACTTCTCCTTGAAACTCTCCACCTTTACCTTGGTGACTACAACTGTATCAGGAGGGCAGATCGGTTCAACGAAGATGGAATCACCGGGCAATCTTACAATGCGTGTTTCAATCTTTGTCTTCTCGTCACGGATAATTACTGTATCTCTTGACTGGATGCTGATGATCGTATCGAAAGAACGGAACTGGGTGACGATTTCAGTATCGTGAATGGTAATAATCTCGGTATATGGCTGATAGGATTGCCCACCACCAAAACCTTTATGCTTCTTAACGTGGCAACTACTAATTAATAGGATTAGCAGTAGATTTATCTTTAACAATACTGAATTCATCTTTGTATAGGTCTACTTTATTGTAAATTACTGAAACGACTTCCTTCTTGATTAGGCCAAGCAAAGCAAGGTTCTTAACCAGGCTCAGTAGGTTGAAGATGGACAATGGCGTGAATACGGCTTCATTCAGCCAATACAAACCATCTGAAGTTGATAGCCCTGTTGCTCCAACAAGAAGAGTGGTATGGGCAATCATCGTCCAAAATATCCTTGCTGCCTTTTTGGTTTGAAACCGATTTCCCTTCCAAGCCAAATACATTCCGGCAAGGTGATCGGCCATGATGATTCCAACAAGAGAAACGAATGCCATGTAGGGTTCGAAAATCCAATTTTCGATTATCCCTGTTATCATCCCCAATGTAAATCCACCAAATAGGGTGGTCAATAATACGTGCGTTTTCAATCTCAGAGAGCAGATAGATTCAACAATAGGGATGATTTCATCTTTCAGAAACTGCTTCATTTTTTTGGTCTTGGTTTACTGATGGTAGTCGGCCTCGGTCGAGAGCCACCACATGATCCGCATCCTTTTTGCATGACGTTTTCTTTTAGAGTTATTTTTTCTTTTTCTTCCTGGTCACAACCAACTTGCCATTCTTTTCCATAACCATCATTCCGGCTTGTTCGGTCTGCTTTTTAAGCATACTGTACTTTTGGGTTACCGTCAGTTTTTTTGCCATTGCTTTAGGGTTTTCCGAATACGTATCGTGATTGGTTGCAGATGATGCAGCAATCGTCAACTCGTTTCATTAAGTCAGGGATACTTTCAATCAAAATCTTCATGTGCTTATCGTACTCGTTGATGAAGTTCTTCAGCAGATACTCCACCTTGTCATCGTCAAGCAATGTTATTGTGTTAAGCCTGTCCGTAGTAGCTGCCTCCTTAGCAACCTCCAATCCGCTCCTGTAAAGAATAGGAAAGGTAAGCTTGCTGCTCAGGATACAATACAGTTCGTTTTGGTCACACTCAGCAACAGTATCGGCAACTATTCCATAAGTGGTGTTGCTTATATTACTTCCATTCCATCCGTTTGCAACCAGGTAGTTCGATTGCTTACTCTGACATCCGCAACCTTGCTTTACATCCGTATTGTTTACATTGATATTTTGGTCGTTGATGGTGATGAAGATTTCATTCGTCTTAGATAGGTAGTTAGCTTGTACGTAAGCAGCACCCGTAGAATCCGTAGTAAACGAATAGGTTTCTGTAAATATCCCATCTTTGATTGTAAGTGTGTCTGTGTGATTGGCTTCCTGGATTCTGATTTCAACAGAATTAACCCTAATCCGTAGCATCCTGCTACGATGCGCTCTAACCCGAATACCTCTATCAAGGTTTGCAGGGAGAGTAAATGTGTTTTTCCATTCACCCACCTTCAGCTGATCCACCAAAGAATTTACCCGGTAGTAATTTTCTGCATACTTTGATATTTCATTCAATACCAATGCAGTTGCAAAATCAATCTTCTCTTTTAAAAACTGAAGACCTGATACATAGTTGGAATCAGCAATGTCTGCTGCATAGCGTAAGTTCAGACCTTCCAAATCGTTGATGTTATATCCCGATTTAGATGTCGTTAAACACTTAACACCAATCCAATCTTTAAGACACTCCGGTAGCATGATTAAATGGGTTTTCCGTATAAATGTTATGTTCAGGAACTTTGACTAAGCACTTGGTACGAAGATAGTCAGGAACCCAAAATGAAGGACAGGCTTTATTGGCAAATTGATTGTGTCCTGCAATCTTTACATCAGGGCAATATGCGAGAACTTCAGCGATAATCGAACTTAATATCCCATTCTGAACCTCAGTCAGGGTGTTCTTAGCCCTTTTCCCGTAAACATCCAACCCTCCTACATAGCAGACATGGCGTGAAACGGAGTTGATTCCGGCAACACCATTGGTGATTTCAGCATCGTCAATCCATTTATCGCCATTGTGCTTCACAAACCTATGCCTCTCACCATTGAGCAGGACAATATCTGAATAGCCCACCCGTGACCATCCCCGGCCTTGGGGAGGTGGCTTAATGTGCCAGTTACGGATGGTTTCCGCAGTAAACGACTTCCCTTCAGGAGTAGCCGTACAGTGGATAATCAGATATTTAAATTCCTTCCTCATTTTCGCTTATTTCTTCTTCTTTTTTTTTCTCAATAGGCACATATTCGAGAACATGACCATCAGCCTCTTTAACGGCAACAACCTCAATAGGCTTCTGCTGCTGCTTCATCAGAACAAAGATATCGTATTTTCCATACTCAACTGTCTGAATTTCAATGCCTTTTTCTTTCTCATAGAACCAAGCGAATACCTGAAGGATGTCATTATTGGTCTTTAAATGGAAACTGGCGTAAGTCTGCTGGATGGTGAACATAATCGCCTTTCCCTCCATTGCCATATCCCAAAAATTCATATCCTCTTTGGGCTTTACTGCCTGAATTTTGTAATGCCTACCCAATCCATAATGGATGGCATATAGGGCAGATTTAAGGTCTTGGCTTGCGTGATTGAATAATTGCGGAAGTAGTATCATCGTTTTTTTTGTATAAAATTAAAAAAGGCCGGACAATTTTCATCATCCGGCCCTATCCAACATATCAACCTCTTACAACCCGTTGATTATTGTGTCCACGTTCAATGCGATTGGGCAGATCATTGTGATGTCATTCCAAAAGATAGTGCCATCGAAGAAGCGTGAGCCAGTGTTATTGTCCTCAATTACTTCATCAATTTCTACCTGGATGTCATTGACCAATCCATAGAACTTGTTGTCGCACGTCCAATATCCGAATTTGTAACCACCCGGATTGGTAAGGAACGTGTTCCAAAATGTGTGAGCAAGACATCCACCAGGAGTCACGGTATCCGTGTTGTAGTCCTGGAAGGTGATGGTCTTCTCTGCACCTGATACTGCCTCAGGCTGACAAGAGGCAATCCTCTTCTTCGTGAATGTACCTTTTGGCTTTTGACCAAGTACATAACCTGAAAGGACTGCATCACTGTTATTGATAGCAGCAATCCATTCTGCATCATCGGTGATGTCGGTGAAGGTATAATCGCACTTCACGAAGGTGAAGATTTTGATACCTCCCGGTGCTTGGATGATTGAACATCCATTGCCCGTATAGCTTACTGGTAAAGCTGGGGCGCAAGCTGAATTACATATAGCCATGTCGTGTTATTTTTTTAGATTATTAAATTACGGAGCAGGACAAGCAACAGGACCAGTGGAGCAATCTTGGAATTTGTAGATGCCATTGTCATCTTCTGTGCAGAATGCAGCAGGCATATCAATGATATTCCAGTTCAGGGCAAGCTCAACATACCACTTCTCGGTGCAATCATCATAGCTCGTCTTCAAATCATAAACCAAACCTGTGAAAGGATCAACGATTGTTCCATGCTCGAATGAAGAATCACGCTTGGCATACTCACCAAGGTATTTGTTCCAAGTAATCATTTGAACTGCACCAGGAGTCCAACCATAAAATACAATCGGATCTTCAATACTATTGATTTGCGGATCGAAGTAGTAGAAGGCATTACCTGACATTGAAGCCAAATCCATTCCTGCTACTGTGTTGCAACAAGCGATTGATTGTGCTTTAGCATACAATTCAGAGGAAGATCCACCAACGATTATAGGCGCGCCAGTATGACCTGCTAATTCAATTTGGCTAATTACTTGAGGCCAAGCTAAAGGATTTGGGAATCCACTTGAAGTAAAAAGTGGTATGTTCTGAATAGTTGGAATGCCTACAAGACCATTGATTTGAGTAATCAAAGCCTTATCAACTGATACGTTGATGGCATTCATGGCACGCATGATGTTCTGACCAACCCAAACGCTATCTGCTTCGCACAGTTTACGCATTTCAGCCTCGTCAAAGCCCATTTTGTACTTGGCGCAGTTGAACTCGGTGATGAGTTTCTCCAAAGGCTCAGGCTCTACTTCCGGAGTACAGTTGGGAGCGCAGCTAGTGACAACATCAGAGTCACAAGCCTGACCAATGTAGTTGATTTGAACGGCACGATATTTACCATTTGTGGGTACTACCTGTGCGGTGAATCCATTACGATTTTGAGCGGACATCAATCCGTCAATCATACCAACCTTTTGGCGTGAGAGTGCCGGGGCGTTGGAACCTGCGATTTCATTCAGGTTTACCTGAATAGCGGAGCAAAGTCCTTGTGTGTAAGCCATTGTTTTGTTTTTTGAGTTTTTTTAGAGTGAGGGGTATATACGACAAATCCCAAAACTAAAGCAGCCATGATTGACAACTTCGGTTTTGGGATTCCCGATTCCCCGATTGTGCCTTATTAGGTAGGCAACCTCGGTAGCAGTTTTCGGTCAGCCACGACCCATTGCAAATATACTAATAATTACAATTTTCCAAATGTCCGCATATTTTTCATCTTCTCGGCATTCTCCTTCGCAGCAGACAAACCGGGTAGATTAAACTTTGCGTTATCGCTACTTTTCTCGAAAGACACGCCCTTCAAAGGCTGGGCATTGGATTGATTTCCGTTTGATACCTGCACGATATTCAAGTGGTCAGGACCGAGAATTTGATCAAGCAACTCATCGTAATTCAGCACCCGTGTGCCATCCTTTGAAAGCACATTCAATCCTTCCTTGGTCTTCGGGATGATAGCATCGCCATCCTCGTTCAACTCCAACTTAATCTTCAGTTCCTTCAAAGTATCCTGAATACCTGCAACGGCCAGCTTCTGATTTACCGCCAATTTCTTTCCGGCAAGCTTAGAAAGCTGAAGCGTATTTAGCTGATAGGTCTTGATAAAGTCATTCTTCTCAGCCTCTTTTGCAGGAAGAACCTCTTCGACAATCTTCTTATGCTCCTTGGACAGTTCCATGTACTTGGTCTGCCATTCATCGCCTGTAGTCTGAACTGCCGATGTAGCCTTCTGATAGGCCATGTTCACGATGTCCTCAAACTTCTTTCCGGTCATCTCTGTCGGATCAAGGTTGAAGGTCTTCTTAATCTTATGCTCTACCTTGGACAGAACCTCACCATTCACTTCCTTCTTGATGGATTCAAGTACAGTTGGATCGGAAGCAACCGCTTGTTTGATTTGGCTTCGATAGCCTTCTGCAAATTCGTCAATATTAACCTCTTCTTCAGACTGAAGCTTGGCAATTACGTCCTTTTGAACGCCAATCTTTTTAAGGAAATCTTCTAAGTTTTTCATTCTATGATATTTTGGTTTATTTCAGGAGTGGTTGGTGTTTCGTCAGTCACACTAAGCTTGTCGCTTTCGGGAAGGTCTTCCACCATCAGATTTTGGGTAGGAACTTCAAGTTTGACTTTTTTCGTCTTCTTAGCCGGAACTTCCTCAAGTTTAGGAAGCGATTCACCATTGATTACCTCGTATCCTTTGAAAAGGCCATGCTTCTTCATTACCTCTACTGCCACAACTGTGGTTTCGGTAATCTTTCCGGTTTTCAGATTTTGAATTTTGACTTTTTTGGGTGGGTATTCCATGAAGTATGTGTTTAGGCAAATATACTATTATTAGGGCAAATCTCTTCGGCCAAAGAAAGGCTTTTTAGACACCGATTTCGATCCTTTACATGACCATAGCTGCCTTGCCCAATAGTTCGGAGTGGTCTTGTCGTTTGCGCCTTTTATACCTGCTGAACGAGCGCAATACGAGTCCCCGGCAACAGTACCTGGTTTGATTGTGTATCCCTTTGCTCCAAAGTTGATGGTCTTGCCATTAATCTCAACGGCATACTTCTTACCCTTGGCTTTTGAACGTGTAACTTTGGCCATGATTATATTTTTACGGGAACTGCCGTATGTCGGCAATTATATCCCCCTCTGTAAACTGTAAAGTTTTCTGGGTTAGTGCCGGGTATCATTCCCTTTCCATAAAGGTTTGCCCAGGCAATCTCGGTAATCAATTCTGATTTCTTGATGATTCCTTTGCCATCCCACCTGATACATTGCGGCCTAGAATCCTTTACAAGCCCTCCAACGTACAGATAAGCATTCGCCCCAATCTTCTCCCCAAGTAGGCTATTAAGCAGCCCATCGTATTGGAAAATGGCATCCCTGGCTATCTGTCCCGCATACTTCTGAAAACGGCCAAGCCGATCCTCGTTGCTGATAATAAAATCCCGAATAAAAACCTCCATGTCCGTAACAGTTGCACCTGCAACAATGTTACGATAGATACCGATTTTCATGGGTTCGATAAAGTCCGTGCTGATTCCTGCCCCGGTCAATCCATTAAGCGTAATTTGGACGTTCTGCCTCTGAACAGGGGAAAGCAGTTCCTCTAATTCCTTGGCACTCATGCCATTAACGCTTGATTGGATTTTGGAATTCAAGTCAGTGACCCTACCAAAGGCGGTGATGTAATCCCGAACCTTTTGCGGATATTCTCCCTGCTGAATGGCTGAGGCAGCTACAGTATTTATTCCTGCAACCTTTTGGACATTCTCATCATCGAAGACGAACTTTCCGTTCTCGGTTTTGAAGGAAGAAACATATTTCCAAATAATGGCAAACAGGGCTAACTCAAGCAATCCCCATCCATCGAAGAAATCTTCGTAGGTCTGATTCAGAAGGCTATCCTTCTCTTCAATCAATGCCCTTTCTTCGTCCGATAATGGGTATTCGTCCATCTTAGATGATTACTACTGGTTGGTTAGCATAGTCAGCCACAATCGGGGCTATCTCAGCATCAAGGTCAGCGAAGATGTCGCTCAACTGCGTTTCAAGGTATTCAGTTCCTTTTTCAGAAACGAGTTTTACCAATGTTTTGTATGCGAAGAGTGATTTGATAATGTCATCCTTTTTGATTGTGCCGGACTGAACTAGAATCTGTTTGTCCTTGGTACTGACATTATAAATCGGATCATAGCTTACAAGAATCTCAACAATCCTGGCTACAGACTGGTTTCCGCTGAATCTCTTCTTAGCAAGGTCTTTTGTGGTTTCCACCAGAAATGCCATCGGAGCATTTTTGTCCGACAACATATTGATTTCGTTAATCAGGTCAATCTCGGTCTTCATCATAAAGCTGATAGGCTTCACGATAACCGGATCCATCGGATTGTTTACGTTGCGATACTTTTCAATAATCAGCAAGCTTCGATAAATTATTTCATCGAACGTGTTATTACTGATTTTTATCAGCAGCATGAACCCATCCTCCTGATCTACCCTCTTTGCCAATGCTGACTGCGCCTCATCAATCTTATCAAGGTGCAAAGCATCTTCTGCTCTCTTCAGCAGTATCTGCCATGCCTTACCTGAATATTCAAGGACTTCAACAGGAGGTGAAACGAAACGAATCATCGCATCCTGACCATAACTAGAGTCAAGTACGTTTCCTCCCTTTTCACGCAGGAAAACTCCATAAGGACTGCGGCTGATAACTCGCCCTGTTCCCTTACACACCTTGCAAG